GAGCGGTACAAACCCAGCAGCAGCAAAAAGCAACGTAAAGCCCATGAACATGTTCATCCGCAAGATAGCAGGGAAAGAGTAAAAATCTAATGGAGGATGATAGCGATGGCTTACAACAAAGTGATTGACCGCAACGATGCTACGGCGTTAATGCCTGAAGAGGTGTCGAGGGAAATTGTGCAAGGTGTAGCGGAAACGAGTGCATGCTTGCGGCTTTTTAGGCGGCTGGCAAACATGAGCCGTAAGCAGCAGAGGATTCCCGTTTTAAGTGCATTGCCGACCGCATATTTTGTGAACGGGGACACCGGCCTCAAGCAGACGACAGAGCAGGCATGGGAGAACAAGTACCTCAACACAGAAGAAATTGCCTGCATTGTGCCTATCCCTGAAGCTGTATTGGACGACGCAGACTACGACATTTGGGCAGAGGTAAGGCCTCGCATCGTTGAAGCTTTTGGCGTGGTTATTGATGCAGCAATTCTGTTTGGTACCAACGCGCCGGCCTCCTGGCCTGACAGCATTCTCGATGGAGCCACCAGCGCGGGCCATGTCGTTGCGCTTGGCACAGGTGCAGACATCTACGACGACATCATGGGCGAAAACGGCGTCATTTCCCTGGTGGAAGAGGACGGCTATATGGTAAACGGGCATATAGCTGCCATGACCATGAAAGCCAAACTGCGGGGGCTGCGCGATACTAGCGGACAGCCTATTTTCGTGCGCTCGATGCAGGACAGAACCCGCTATGAGCTAGACGGTGAACCGATGGAATTCCCGGCAAACGGCGCATTTGATGTTACTCAGGCGCTGATGTTCTCCGGTGACTTCCGTCAGGCTGTGTATGCTATGCGGCAGGAAATCACCTACAAAGTCCTGACCGAGGCTGTTATCCAGGATAACACGGGCGCTATTGTCTATAACCTGGCCCAGCAGGACATGGTAGCCCTGCGGGCTGTAATGCGTCTGGCCTGGCAGGTGCCTAATCCTGTTACCCGGCTGCAGCCGACAGAGGCGCAGAGGTATCCCTTTGCGGTGCTGACACCGCCGGCGGCAGGGGCGGCAGATTAAGACAGGTTAAGAGATGATACAGTAGGGGGGCGGGACAAACCCGTCCCCCTGTCTATTGGATGGTGATTGAAATGAAAGTTAGGCTGTTATGCAACACACATTACGGCAAACCGCTCAAGGCGGGACAGGAAATACAGGTTGATGAAAAAACGGCTAGGCGCTGGATAGAGAGCAAAATAGCAGTTGCTGCAGGAGGTGAGGACGGGTGCAATCTTACTGCACAATCGAATACGCCGACGAATACTTCAAAAACCGCCTCCATGCCGAAAGCTGGGGCGAAACGAGCGAAGCAGACAAAGAAAAAGCCCTCCGGCAAGCAACAAGAGCAATAGACCGGCAACTCTTGACAGGGAGAAAGACGAATCCGGAGCAGGAGCTGGCCTTCCCTCGCTACCCGGATACTGAAGTCCCGGAGGCCGTGAAGGAAGCATGCTGCGAGGAAGCCCTTGCCATACTTGAAAGCGGAAACAGCCAGCGTAGGAAGCTCTAGCAGGAAGGGGTGCAGTCTTTTTCGCTGGGGAATATGAGCGAGACTTTTGCTGCAGGTGCTGGCAAAGGGCTGTTAAGTCAGGAGGCAAAGGAACTACTCCGGCCGTGGCTTCTGGGGGCGGTGAACATCACATGATACGGGACTACCTGAACCAAACAGCTGTTTGGAAATCTGTTATCGGTCAGAATATGTACGGCGAGCCAGAAACCGAGGAAAAGGAAATCCGGGTCCGCTGGGAAGGCAAGAGGCGGTTGGTTAGGGACAATGAAGGCCGGGAAGTCGTTTCTGAAGCAAGGGTATTTTGTGTGGAGCCAGTAAAGCCGGGAGATATTCTGGAGCACGGCGGGCGCGAGTGGCCGGTCATTGCAGTTTCAACTGTTCCCGGATTGGACGGATCCGAAAGCCATAGAGAGGTTGCTGTCTGATGGCAAAGGACAAATGGCGCATTAAGGAAGCTGTCAAGATAGCAGAGGAAGCCGGGCTGAAAGCGCTGCGGACCGGTGCAGAGGCAATACTCACTGAGGCAATAGACGAGGCACCTATAGATACGGGAACACTACGCAGGAGTGGGACCGTGACTGTTGGAGGGCTACCGGACGGGGCACAGGTGTTTGAAGCTGCCGAGGCCGGGAACGAGATGAAAGATGCTTTTCCGGAGAAAATAGGCAAAGAAAAAGCCGTTTATATCAGTTTCAATACGCCGTATGCCCGTCGGCAGCATGAAGAGGTAGGCTACAATCACCCACGTGGAGGAAAAGCTAAGTATCTCGAGGATCCGTTCAACCGAAACAAAAAGAAGGTGGTGAAATACGCTGAGCTAAAAATTAAAAAAGCCCTTCGGGATGCAAAGTGAGGTGGTGCCGATGTGTTAAGAGAAATAGGCGCATATTTGGCTACAAAGAGTATCGGTAAAGTTGGCACCGATATTTTTCTTGGGCTGATGCCTGACCAGCCGGATAACTGCATAGCCTTATTTGAGTACGCCGGCAGTCCTCCCGACTTGCACTGGGAAGGCGAATATCCCGGTCTGCAGGTGAGGGTCCGGGATAAAAGTTACCCNGCCGGCAAGGCGAAGATTGAGCAAATAGTGCGGGTGTTGCATGGGCTTCATGAGACAGTCCTTGGCGGCACTCGTTACTTATTGGTCAAGGCCCGGGGAAGTCCTGAGGTATTGAAGCGTGATAACAATAACAGAGTTGAGTTTTTTGTGAATTTTGAAATTATTAAGGAGCGTGATTAAACATGGCAATCGTAGGTTATGGCGGCGGTGTTTATATTGGTGATACCTCACCAACGAAGGTTGCAGAAATCGCAAACTGGAGCTTGGATATGTCGGCAGATGACATCGATATTACCAGCTTCGATTCTGCAGGCTGGAGAGAGAGGATGCAGGGCATAAAAGAGTGGTCTGGGTCCTTTGAAGGCAACTTCAAACCTGAGGATACAGCTGGTCAGGCCGCCNTGATCAATGCTTGGCTTAACGGGCAAAAGGTAACGCTGGAGCTGCAGGTAAATGAGGCTGTAAAGTTTTCCGGGGATGCCTTGGTAACNCTCAACATCGAAACNCCTGTTGACGACAAGGCAAGCTTCTCTTGCGACTTCCAGGGTACCGGGCCCCTAACGCCTACCGGGATAGGCACCTAATGGCTGTTAAGGGGCTTGTGGGGGCAGTATATGTAGACGATGCTGCCCCCTTGTCTGATAATATTGCTCTGTTGTTTGATTGGACTCTTGAGGTCCAGCACAGAAAAGAATACACTTATGGGCCTGAGTTACATGGGATACTCAATGACTGGCAGGTGAAGGCGGAGGCCTACTGGGCACCGGAGCAGTTACCAAAAGGACCAGCCTTTGTCCGGTTATTCATTGGCAAAGGAGAAGACTTGCGCTGCTTGGCCGGACAGGTTGAGCTGCCGACGTTACAAAAAACTGATGGGATATGCGAATCTGAGATTAGGCTAAACGGTATAGGAGGGGTAAGATGCGAAACAAGACAGTAGAATTTGCCGGCAAGAAAATTCGTGTAGAAGAAAAACGAATCGGTGAGCTTGAGAAGATAGTTGCCGAATTGTTCCCGGAGAGCAAAGGCAACATTCAGAAGATAGATCTTGGCAAGCTCTTGGAGCAGGCCGGATTTGATTTGCTGTATAAGAAGCTGCCGGTCATATTTCCAGACATCACCGAAGAAGATGTTAAAAATGCGTACATGTCAGAACTCGAAGCGCTGATTGAGGTATTTGTTGAAGTAAATTTTCATGGACTCAAGCGGTTAGTGAGACCGCTAATGAACTTGATTCAGGCTGGCTTACAGCAGAGGTAGTGGTTCTCTTAGCGCGGGAGTTTGGCTGGAGCATTGAAGAGATGCGCCAGCTTACGCCACGGGAACTGTCTGCTATTTTGAACGAATTGCAGCGGCAAGTGGCAATTGAGCAGCTTAACGAACAGCGCAATCGCTGGGCTTTCTTGGCGGCGGTGATAACGAATGGTTTTGGCGCCATCACCAGCATGTTCAGCAAGAGGAAGCACAAGGCCGTTAGCCCGGACGATTTCATGGACAAGGATGCAAAAAAAATGCTCCAGCGGTTGTTGGGACAAGAGCCGGAGCAGAAGGACTGGGGCAGGCATATTGAGGAAGCCAGGGCCAAAGGGCTAAAGGGTGGTGAATTATATGCTCGTCGGTGAAGTTTTTTCCCGGATGGGGCTTGACAGCAAAGAATACGAAAGAAGTTTAGATAGACTGGAAAATGTAACTAAAAAAAGAGCATTAACGCTGGGGAATATCCTTAAGAACGCTCTTCCTGTAACAGTCGGTATGACCATGTTTGAAGCTGTTAAGCGCGGTTTCCGGGTTGTTGTGGGAGAATCAATCAGCTTCAA